TCGACGGAACATTTTCTGCAAATTTATGATATCCTAAATATGCGCCTTGTGCATAAGGAGTAGTTTGCGGAATTGATCCTCGTAAGCCGTCATCTGGTCCGGCAGTTGCGTCTGCTTCCCAGTAATACAAGCCGCCAACTCGAATAAGTGTTTTTGTTTCTGCTGGATCTTGTCCTAGTGCTTCTAGTATTGCAGCACGTTCACCTTCTCTAGTTGTAGCACCACCAAATAAATCTTCACCAGCAGGTTGTGCTGGTGTGCCGGCGCCGCCGTTGAAACCACCTTCGCCGTTATTTGTTCGTTGTACTGCTTGACGTACTGCTTCTGCATTGTTACCTGCGGCTGTACTCATATTAACAGCAAGCAATGCTCGTTGTAAATCATTCATAACATTGTTTGTTACTACACCTTGTTCGTGGTCTTCAATTCTTCTTCTTAAAAGACGTATGTCATCTCTAATTCCTGTTAGTGCAACAATAATTCTGTTATACTCAGGACTAAGATCTATATGATGATATGGTTCGCTTGTTCCGTTTGCCATTATGCATTATCCCTCGGAGTCATTAGCTCTCTTAGATATCTAGGAGTGTTTGCTGTGTTAGTTGCAAGTCCTCTAGCAGAGCCGCCACCCCAATATCTGTTTGATAGTATTCCTGATATTGCGCCAGATTGTTGTCCAATCCATGCAATGTCAACGTGTATATTTCTATCACTCATATACCCGTTGCCTTGACCAATTGCTGTTGCACCAGCATCTCTACATGCTTCCATAAACTTAATTATTATTGGGAAGTCATCTGCATTATTACTATCTAAGCGTCTTCCGTTAAAGTCCGGAGTGTATAGTGCTACATCAGCACCGTAGCCTTTATCATGTCTATTTGATCCAGTTCTGTTTACACCGTTTACGCCACCTTCTGATGCCGGTACTTGTCCGCCACTTGTAATTAGTGCATCAACACCAGCTGCTTTTGCTGCTGTATCTATAATGTCCATAAGAGCTTGTTGTATTGGCAACGATCGTTTAGTACCTTGATTGCCGTAACGAACATTTCCGGTTGCTTCTCCAGCTGCTGGTACAATATCAGCATAAGGCGCATCATTAACGGCTACAACTTCTCCGTCTGCTGTTGTAACTGTTGCTGCTCCTCCGTAACCAGGTGTTTGCGATGATCCAGCAGCACTTCCTCCAACAAAGCCGCCTGGACTACTAGTTGAGTTTCTTACTCCTGCATAGTTTGCAGGACTTGTATTACTAAAGTCTGTTGGGTTAGCTATTTCAGCATTAATTTGATCCAGTAGTCCAGATCTCGCCAAACTGTCTGCCATTTGTGCCGCGGCAGCAATATTTGCAGGGTTAGGAGCAACTGTATCTGCTTGTCTTACATAACAGCCTTTAGACTCGTCATCAAATCTATCTGTAATAACTCTTATATCAGACTGTATGTCTTCAAACAAACTTGCAATTTCTTGTAGCTGAGCTTGATGGGAAAGATCATAGTCAATATGTCTATGGTCAGGTGGACCAGAACCAGGATGCGTATCTACATCGGTGTGATCAACTGTAGTCTTACCAGTTCCTTCTTCACCAGATTTTTCCCATATCTTAGCATGTGCTACCATTTAAAATCCTTAAACTGCTATTCCTGTTGTGCTTTGTACGTATTGACTTGCCATTTCTTTATCAGTCTTAGCAATCATTACTACTGTATTTTTATTTATTTGCACATCGGCATCCGGATTTACAGTAAAGGCAAAAGGTCCTAAGCCTACGCCTTGACCAGAAGCCATAATAGCTCTTGGTTTGTGTAGTTTTAAAATTTTATCGTTCTCTTCTTCTAAGCGAGCAACAATTTCTTCTCCACTTGTGGTTTTGATAGTAATAGTGTCGCCGTTTTTGTATGGTAGATCAATTAACATTATAGTGTATGTCCTGTTCCAGTGTAGCCTGTATCTTCTAAATATGATGTAAACTGCTCAAAGCCGCCTACTTTGTTTCCGTTAACAACAATCTGTGGCACTGTTCTTGCGCCAGGGAATGTTTCTAACAGTTCTTCTTTTGAATAATCTGTGCCTAGTGTTTTGTACTCATAATCAAACCCACGCTGTTCGCATAGTGCTTTTGCTCTGTCACAAAACGGACACATTGGTTTTCCGTAAATTAATATCATGTGTGTGTCTCCTGTAAATAAATTTTATAAAGAAAATCCTTTTAGTGAATCTTTATCAACATCCTGTTTGATGCCGCCGATAATGTAAGATTCAACTTCTGTTTCTTGTGGCGCAACCTGCAATCCTGAACTACTTAACCAGTGTTGTGTCCACGGTAGCGGGTTAGTATTAACTGGTTGATCAAATATTGCATTAAGGCCTAGTGCTTTTAGTCGACGGTTAGCAATATATTCTACATACTGATGTAACAGAGTGGCATTAAGCCCAATCATACTTCCGTCTTTGAACAAATACTCTGCCCAATCCTTTTCTTCTTCAACACAACTGCGCCATAGTTCATAAACTTCTTCTTCACACTCTTTGGCAATAGATACCATTTCTGGATCGTCTTTACCTTGAGCCCAAAGTTTTAGAACGTGTGTACTTAGTGCTAGGTGTTGTGCTTCGTCACGAGCAATTAATGAAATAATCTTTGCAGAACCTTCCATTAGTTTTAGCTCACCAAAGCCAAAAGTACAAGCAAATGATACATAGAAGCGCAAGCCTTCTAAAATGTTTACCGTGTGCATTGCTAGATATAATTTCTTTTTAACTTCGCGTAAACTTCCTTCTTTACGATGGAAGTAAGCATCTGCTGCTGCATTAAACTCATCATAGTATTTTGTAACACTTTGAGCACGAGCAAGAATTTTGTCGTCATCTAAAATAGTATCAAATACTTCACTTGGATCCGGGTACACATTTTTCATAATATGTGTATACGAACGTGAATGGATTGTTTCGAAAAAGTCCCAAGTAACAATACAACCTTCTAGTTCAGGTATCGATACGTGCGGTAAAAAACTTAGGCACGGACCACGTCCTTGTACGCTATCTAGTAGTGTTTGATACTTTAGATTAGCAGTAAAGATGTGCTTCTGCTCTGGGCGGAAGTTTTGATAATCTGCTCTGTCTTTTTGTAACGATACTTCCTCTGGGCGCCAAAAGTAGCCCAGCATAGTTTGATTTAGTTTATCAAAGACAGGAAACTTAAAAGTATCATATCTTTGAGTGTTTTGCTCTGCACCAAAGAACATGTTTTCTTTAGTGAAGTCTACTTTATCTTTATTAAATACTGTCTTTGACATTTTAACCTCTTTTTATTATCTTACTATACAGCCATTTTGCATAGCTGTCAAGTATTATATCGCACAAGCCTCGCAAAGCTCATCTTCTGTACTATTAGTTGGAATACCTGTGTCTATTGGTTGTTGCACTACAACTTCTTCCTCTAGACTCGAAGGATCTTCTTTATAATCATATGTATTTTGATAGTAGCTAGTTTTCCAACCATACTTGTAAGTATTCAACAAGTCTTGTAACATTACACTCATTGGAACTTCGTTATCTGGGTAATGTGTTGGATTGTAACTCCAGTTACCTGAAATAGCCTGATCAAAGAACTTTTGCATTACTGCTACAATTTTAATGTAACCTTCGTTGTTTGGCATATCCCAAAGTAGTGTGTAATGATTTTTTAGACTTTGATATTGTGGAACGATTTGCTTTAGAGGTCCTTTCTTTGATTTCTTAACACTTAGGTAACCACGTGGTGGTTCAATGCCGTTTGTAGCATTTGACACAACAGAACTAGATTCACTTGGCATTTGAGCAGATAGAGTGCTATGACGCAGTCCATACTCTTTAATGTCTGCACGTAGAGCTTCCCAATCATAATTTAAAGTGTTTTCTACAATAGTGTCAACATCTTTCTTATAGGTATCAATTGGTAAAATACCATCGCTATACTTTGTACGATTAAAGTATTCACATGCACCACGTTCTTTAGCAAGTGTGTTAGATGCTTTTAACAAGTAGTATTGGAACGCTTCTGTTAAGTCGTGTACTAGTTTCCACGCTTGTGGTTCTGAGTACTGTGCTTTCTGTTTTGCTAAGAAGTGTGCAAGGCCAATGTAGCCTACACCTAGCGAACGTCTTGCTTTGGTAGACTTTTCGGCTGCTACAATTGGATAACGCTGATAGTCAATAATTTCTTCTAATGCACGAACAGCAAGATCACAAAGTTCTTCTAAATCGTCTAATTGTTTAATAACGCCTACGTTAATAGCACTTAGAATGCATAGAGCAATTTCGCCTTCAGGATCGTCAATGTGTTTGAGCGGCTTAGTTGGCAGTGTAATTTCTTGACACAAATTACTCATGTATACTGTATCTTTAAACGAGCTGTGTGTATTAGCATGATCAACGTTCATGATATAGATACGTCCTGTTTCAGCACGTTCTTTAATTAAATCTGAAAATAGTTCCATTGCAGAAATAGTTTTCTTTTTAATGCTTGTAGCACGTTCATACTTTTCATACAACTCTTTAAACTTGTCTTGATCTGAATAGAACGCTTCGTACAAGCCTGGAACATCATGTGGCGAGAAAAGAGTAATATCTCCATCGGATAACAAGCGTTCATACATCAGTTTGTTCAACTGAATTGAGTAGTCTAGTTTACGCACACGATTGTCTTCTGTGCCTTTGTTGTTCTTTAGCACAAGGATGTCTTCAATCTCTTGATGCCAGAACGGGAAG